TTTAGTTTGTCTTTTTGCATAAGCCTTCTCTAAATCATCTAAGTAAAGTTTTACAGATGTTCTAATTAAATCTGCAACACTTACTTGCATATTATAGGTTTCTGATTCTTTTGTCGAGAAGTTTCTTAACTTATCGTAATCTTTTTTTTCTATGGTTAGATTGTACGACATTGTCTCGCTGAATATCTTGTTTGGTCTAGTCATAATGGTGTATCTCCCAAAGGGTTGACACATGACTATCACAGATTTAAAATTCTGTCAAATTATTTTTTAGTTTGACAAATAATTAGTTGTATGATTTATATTTGTAAATGAATTGGATAAAAAACTATGTGGGAAATTTACATATTGTACATAACGGGCGTTATCGTGGGGATTGTCCTCTGTGTGGTAGGATCAATACCTTTAGCGTAACGGATACTGGCTTTGAAAGATTGTGGTATTGCTTTCATGCTGATTGCCACACAAAAGGATCTACTGGTGTGCAACTGACAAAAGAAAACTCAAAGGTTGCATTTAAAGAAAAGATAGTCAGTACAGAAACTAATGATGAGTTTGAGATACCAGATACATTTGTATCTTTGTCACGTAGTAAACAAGCTGAAGAATATGTAAAAAGAGTTGGATCTTACGAAGCTTACTTGTCTGGATTAGCAGACATACGATATGACTTGCAACAAGATAGAGTTGTCTATTTAGTGAAAAGTATTAGTAATGGAAGAGTTGTAGATGCAACTGGTAGAAGTTTAACAAATAGGAAACCGAAATGGAGAAGATATGGAAACAGTAAACAACCTTTCTTATGTGGGGAATCAAGACTCATCTGTATTGTTGAAGATTGTCCTAGTGCTTGCAGTGTTAGTAATAGTGTCAAGGGGTTGGCAATAATGGGTACAACTTTGCTTGACGAACACATTGATGTTGTCAAACAATTTGAAAAAGTTTATATAGCACTTGACAAAGATGCAACTGGTAAGGCAATATTGATGATGAAGAAATTACGGAACTATGTTCCAACTAAGTTAATTGTTTTGAACAAGGATTTAAAAGATATGCAGATAGGGGAAAGAAATGAGTTCATCAGGCGTTATATCGATTGACAAACAAGTATTAGGTTTCTGTCTGAACATTGACTTCTTTAACAAGGTCAAGAATAAGATAGACAGAACAATGTTCGATAACGAACTCAAAGATATATTTGATACCATAGTTTATTCACACACCAAGTACGAACGAAGTTTGTCTGTGGCTGAATTGTCTACAATATTCAACGATCGTAATCCTGCTATGCCAGACTCTAGTCGTAGTCGTGTACAAACTATGATAGCTGAACTGGTTGCACCATTAGATAGTGACGAACTACATACTGACATTGTAAATAATCTTTGGTTGCGTGATAGGGCAAGACAAATAGGTGAGAAAGCTTTAGAGATATTTACTGGAGATAGTGATGAGTTTGGAGAACTCAAGAAATTAATTGACGCAGTTGATGATGGTAGAATAGGTGACAAGACAACCTATACAATTGTTGACAAAGATCTTAACCAGTTGCTCACAGAAGAAGCAGGCGACAATGACTTTCCATTTACATTTAATCTAATCAACGAAAACATCAGAGGTTTAGATAGAGGTAACTTAGGTATTCTATTTGCACGACCAGAAGTGGGCAAGACAACCTTCTGTTGTTTTTTGGCTGCATCCTATATCAGACAAGGTTTCCAAGTTGTTTACTGGGCAAACGAGGAACCTGCTACACGAATCAAGTTAAGAATTATACAGTCATACTTTGAACTGACAAAAGAAGAAATGGTTGCCAGACGGTTTGAACTCGTTGAGACATACAAGAAAGAGATAGAGCCTTATCTAGTTATTATGGATTCTGTTGGTACATCTGTTGAAGAAGTAGACGAGTATGCTAAACTAAACAAACCAGACATTATGTTTTGTGATCAGCTAGATAAGTTTCGTATCAAAGGCGAGTACAATCGTGGAGATGAGAGACTAAAAGAAACATACGTAACTGCAAGAGAGATAGCTAAACGTAATACTTGTCTTGTATGGGCAGTGAGCCAAGCTAGTTACGATGCACATGACAGACAGTTTATAGATTATGCTATGCTTGACAATTCTAAGACTGGTAAGGCAGGTGAAGCTGATATCATTATAGGCATAGGTAAGACTGGCTCAAGCGAGATAGATAACGTTGTCCGACACATCTGTATATCAAAGAACAAGATCAATGGGTGGCATGGTATGATCAATGCACAGATAGATATAAGCAGAGGGATTTATTATTAAAAAAGAAGATACAAGAAGAGATGCTTGGAATTTTGATTATGTGGGGATGAAAGCCTACAAGGTAAAACAAAAGAAAAAAGAACCTTATTGGGCAATCATGGCTGATGATCAAATGAACAAAGTATTAAAGATAGGAGTAGTATCACTTTATCTGTACGGATTTTATCTTATTGCAGTAGAATTGTGGGGTATGTTATGACTAATGTAGATTTAACGTGGGTAATTTTAGGTATCTGGGGTTACTCTTTTTTAGGGGGGTTCTTCTTTGGATAAATTAAATGTATTGACACTTGATGTAGAAACAACACACAAAGATAAACTTGGGGGTGGCACAACTGCGTTGCCACACTTCGGTAATCGTTTAGTATCAGTGGGTTGGAAGTGGTTGTTAAACCAAGATGTTAACTATCAATTCTTTTATCATTCTGAGATGGATAACTGGTATCCGTCAATGGCTGCAGAGAAAGTACAAAATGACCTTGACGAAGCTGACGTTCTTGTTGGTCAAAATATAAAGTTTGATATTACATGGTTACGTGCTTGTGGATTTAAATACGATGGGCATCTATACGATACTATGGTAGCTGAATACCTAAGAGCAAAAGCACGTAAGTGGTCATTAAGTTTGGAGTCTCTTGCAAAACGATACAACGTCAAACAAAAAGAAGTTGATTTGATTGCACCTTATTTAAAAGATAAAAAGACATTCTACGATATTCCTGCTGATATTGTAGAGGAGTATGGCAAAGCAGACGTGATTGCAACGGAACAAGTTGCAGTCAAACAACTAGAAGCCTTTGGCTTAACATTTGAGGAACTATATGAAACAGACATTAAGACTATCCTTTGAGATGACAGACACTCTATCTAGGATAGAATCAAACGGATTGAAGATAAACCTAGATACACTATCACAGATAGAAAAAGAATATGAAGAAGAGATGCACACGCTAGAGAACAAGCTACGAGAACTTGCAAAGAAAGCTATGGGTGATACACCTATCAATCTAGCCAGTCCAGATGATAAAAGCATGTTGCTTTACTCACGTAAGGTCAAAGACAAAACACTTTGGTCAATGACGTTTAATCTTGGACACGAGATGCGTGGCAATACAGTTAAGCCTAAGATGAGAACACGCATGAGAAACACAGACTTTGTTCGACATGTAAGACAGATGACTGACATCGTATACAAAACGATAGGCAGACAATGCAAAGATTGTTTAGGATCTGGTCGTGTTACTATACCTAGAAAAGATGGCACGATGGGTAAGGCAAAAAGAATATGTAAAACTTGCATAGGTAAGGGTGTGGTTTACACCTCAACTGGAGAGGTTGCAGGGTTTAAGATTATACCACGAACTGCACGAGATACGGCATCAGCAGGTTTTAAAACAGATAAGGTTACACTAGAAGATAGGATAACCGAACTCGAAGGGGATGGTCGTGAGTTCTGTGAAGCGTACATAAGATACAATGCTTTGCGTACTTACTTATCAACTTTTGTGGAAGGAATGAAAAACAATGTTGATGAAAATAGTTTTATACATCCAGAGTTTATGCAGTGCGTTACAGCGACTGGTAGACTATCTAGCCGAAATCCTAATTTTCAGAATATGCCACGTGGATCAACGTTCGCTATTCGGAAGGTGGTGGAAAGCAGATATCCCAACGGAAGTATTCTTGAGGGAGATTACTCGCAACTTGAGTTCAGAGTGGCAGGATTTCTTGCGAAAGATTCGCAGGTTTATAAAGATGTTTTAGATGGTACAGATGTGCATAGCTATACAGCATCCATCATAGGTTGCAGTAGACAAGATGCAAAAGCACATACATTTAAACCTCTGTACGGTGGCGTGAGTGGCACACGTAGTCAGCAAGCATACTATCAAAGGTTCAAAGAGAAGTATGTACAAGTAACTGAGTGGCATAAAAAATTAGAAAAAGAAGCAGTCACTACTAAGATAGTTAAGTTACCATCTGGTCGTGAGTATTGTTTCCCAGATGCTAAATGGACTGAGTGGGGATCTGCAACAAACAGAACTGCCATATGTAACTACCCAGTACAAGGATTTGCAACTGCAGATTTATTACCCATTGCACTCGTTAGATTAGATAAACAAATGCAAAAATTAAAAATGAAGTCTGTCATTTGCAACACCGTGCATGATTCTATTGTATTAGATGTTCATCCAGACGAAAAAGATTTAGCAATCAAAGTGTTATCTCAAGCCATGAGATCTTTACCTCAAGAAACAAAACGCAGGTATGATGTGTACTACGACATGCCAGTAGGTATAGAATTAAAAATAGGTAAGAATTGGCTTGACTTGGAAGAAGTAGCTATATAGGATTAGATTACATTAACCTTAAATAAACAGAAAAGGAAACATTTATGGATAATAATCTACAAACTATGTCAAGTGACATAGATAACATTGTTGCTACTTTTGGCAGTGATGAATCAGCTTTCATGGAGCTAACTGGTCAGGCGGCCATGCCTAAATCAGAAGGTCTATCTAGGTTGAACATAAATTACGATACAGAGACGGAAGATGGCGAGACACTAACTCGTGGCGATTGGAAGATGATGTATCATGGTGAGATGGTATTTGCAAAAGAAATACTTATTAAGCCAATATTAAGAACATTTGAATGGAGTATCTTTGATGCAGAGCAAGGTGTGTTCTCATCTAAGTCAGTCCAAAAGCCAACCATGTCAGGTGATTTTCCTGATACTGAAGGTGGCAATAAGTGTGGTCGTTTATCACAAGATGAAGAAGATAAGTTAAAAGATGATGACCCACTTAAATTAAAATCTAGATCAGCAGTATGTAATCAAGTGTTGTATTCTAAAGTTAGTGGCAAGTTTAGAAAAGCTAACGGAGAAGAGATAGAGATTAGTGAACATCCTGCAGTCGCTTATTTTAAAAGATCTGGGTTTTTACCAATACGAAACTTTATCGACAGTCTAACTAGACAGAAGAAGATAATGCAGAAGTGTTGGATTAGTTTGAAAACCGACAAGAAGAAAAGAGGATCTGTTACATATTTTGTACCAGTCCCAACGTTAAGTTCAGAAACTGATATCTTGGATGAAGACAAGGAGTTGATGAAGAAGTTTGCTGAGACTGTTAAAGCACACAATCAGTCTGTGCTAGAACAGAGCAGAGAATCTGTAAAGTTAGAAAAGAACGATACAGATGAGAGTCTGGCAGACGACTTCAATGCTGCTGCTGTTTAAAATCCAAGACTACATGGAACGTGCTAGTAGGGGGGAAGTTTCTATTCCCCCTGAAGCCGTTTTAGACTTTGCAAATGACTGCAAAGATTCCGTTACCGTACAACTCAACAAAGAAAAAAGTTACAAATTAAGAATGTCTGGTTTAGGTAGACCAGTCTGTCAACAATTATTAGAGAAGAATGGTATTGAGCAAGAGACACAATACAATCTTCTATTTAGATTTTTATTCGGTGATATCGTAGAAGCAATAGCTGTTCTTGTATTAGAACAAGCAGGGGTAGATATTGTCGCAAAACAAAAAGCAGTCAAACTTATGATCGGTGGATCTGAAGTTACTGGTACATTAGATTTAATTATACGAGATGAAATTGGTCAAGAGAAAGTCTGGGATATTAAGTCTGCTAGTGAGTGGGCATATAAATTTAAGTACACTGGTTATGGGGGGTATGATAAGATAAAAGAAGATGATCCGTTTGGTTACATCATGCAGGGTCATTTATACGGAGAAGCAACTGGACTACCGTTTGGTGGGTGGATCGTTGTTAACAAATCAAGTGGCGAGATAGCCGTAGTTGAAGCACCAGAATGGCAAGACCAAGATAGAAAAGAATATCTTAAAGATGCAGAAAAGCGTGTACAGTTCCTGAACAGACCATTTAGTGAATTTGTTGTACCATACAAAGATGAGTTTGAAGAATACAAAGGCGAACGAACTGGCAACAAGCTTATGCCAAAGCCTTGCAACATGTGTGGGTATAAAAGTTAT